CCCGTTTTTACCAAACTTTCATCAATTTCTATCTCAATAAAAAGCTCTTCCTTTTGGAGCTTGTCTTCTTCCTTCTTCACTTGATCTAAAATGATTTAGAATTTCAAATAAAAATTCAAGTTCAGGAACTAAGGATCTTGTTTTTACCGGAGAAAGAAAATCTCTTATTGCAGCATCCTGACCAGCTTTGGCTACATAAAGAGAAACAATAGACCTCCAAAAAGGGTGTCTTGAAATGATCCTCCCGTCCCATGAAAAACCCAACGAGCCAGCTAGCCTAGCGTTCAATAGATTTTCTGATGCCTGAGAGGCTATTTCAAATTGTCTTGCTTCTTTTACCATTTCTTCCATTTCCCTGTTCTCATCATTATCTTCATCAGAATCATCTGAGGCATCCTCTCCGAACCCTTCTATATCATCTTGATCAGCATTTATTTTCATTTCTATTATAGGCTCAGATATATGCATGTCGTTAATGAACCTAATTGAGGAAATGTCTTGAGCTGCCTCTTGAACTTGCTCGGGGAAAAACTCTGAGTTTAGCTTTTCACTATAAGTCAAAGTCATCAATCTCTTCTTTTCTTTAGAATCAAACACAGGAGAAGACAAAACAGAGCTGGTGTACCTGCCCAAATTTGACTCCACATAAGACCTAATTGTCATGTCTATCCATTTAAAAATTTCATCGGAAGACTCATTTCTCGGGTCTGTCACGTCTGAATATATTCCATACGCTAAATCGTCTATGTTACTCGGAGACAGAATGTCTCCGTTTGACCAAATCATTGATAAAGTGACAGGAGGAGTACAAACTACCTCAGAAGGTGATTGTCTCACTGCAGAAACTGGCATTCTGAACTTTAGAATAGCTGAAGAGTTCTTATGTCTCATGACTATGTAGTCCGATGCTCCTTCAAACCAGATGTCATCTATTGATTTTATTGAGATTATTTCATGAATGTATTCTTCCGAAGACATTTCTAATATGCAGAATCGAGTGCCTTCGGGCCTTTCAGATTCGACTCCTCTTTCAGTTAAATAATAAGATCTATTTGATCCAAACTCTGTCTCATAAAACCCATTGAAACCTTCTTGGAAAAGCTTAGTTTTTAGTCTAGGCCATACCTTCATGAAACTTGTTTGATTGTCAAGGTTACAATATATTTTGCAAATTTTGTCGTCTAGAACGAAGATCTTAAATAATTTTGAACTCATTTTACATATAATCTCTCCCCTTCCTCTATAGCTCCCTAAATTGTCTCTAAGTTTATCCTGAGGCCTTGAATAGAACAAAAATTCGTCTTTCCTCAGTTGCATGACCTTAGCATTAATTATCTGAAGTGCAGACATCTCGTCAAAGAAAGACACTGAACTGTTTCTTGACATTGCTTTATCTCTAATCAGAGAAGCTATGTGCGTTGCAATGGACAACTGAGCGAAGTTACTGGACGAAAGTCTCTCGTCAGTTCTTGTCCTATGTAGGTCTGCCAGAGCATCAACAAGCGGGGACACTAGAGATCTACTAGTCGAGGGGGGGTTATAAATGCTTCTCAAAACTTTGTGCCGATCAGACAGCTCTTTATCACTCATCTGAAGATCCCTGCCCACAAGCAAGCCATTTTTCGAAAAGTTGTTCCTGATTAATTGAGCGAAAGCGAATGAGTCATCTCCTGGCCAGTAAGGAGGAGCCAATGTTGTGCAGGTGACCGTTTTCCCAAGATTGTTTTTTATGTTATTTATGAATGTTGAAATAGGAAGCTGAGAGTGAGTTAAAGACTCTGAGAAGGTATCTTTAAACCAAGGATACATTATCTTGAAGAAGCTAACAAGTTCCTCAACATCTCTTTCTTGCATTTTCAGAACCTCATGGAAAGGATAGTCTTTTGAAAACCAATGATGTCTACAAACGTCCAAAACATTGTATCCTGCCATTGTCTTCTGATTGCTGAAAGACATAATTTGCAATTTACAAGCTCTCTGCTCACATCTTATCAAACGAGAATCTTTCATTTCTTTAACTCTATAGGTTGCTTGATCATAAGTTTCTTTCAAAGGAAACAAAAGCGCCTGCATGTTTTTGAAGGTGTTACATTCTGGCTCTTTCACGGATATTCTGTCTAAAACCATTTCTTCCATTAGCTGTATCATGGATTTCTTTTCTCTGTAATGAGGCCTTCCCGACTCTTTGTTCTTTAACTCCAGCACATCCTCTTCTTTGTCTATTACTGATAGACAGGCAGAATCCAGGATATAGACTGCCGAATGCATCATTCGGACTCCTGTGTCAAAAACGAAAGAATTGGCTGCATCATGCGAGTACATTTTAAGGTAAATGGATCTGTTAAGCTCAATAGGGGTCATAGGATCTCTAAAGTAGACCTCTGGTTCGATTATCCTTTTTAGTAGTTTGTTCGTTTTAACACTATAATTGTTTCTTTCTAAAAATTTCTGATAATTTTCTCTAGAGCCCATTTTGATAATGACTGCTAGATCAATTGAACCGAATTCGTTTAGAATTGCATTCTTCTGAGAGAAAATGCTATACACAAGTCCTTTTGTTAACGGATTAGATTCCATGTGGAGATAATTGGCATATCTGTTGCCAAACATACCACAAAGCAGATCTGGCTCAAAAGTAAAGAACCCAAATTGAGTCATAGGATATCTGCTTAGAAGTTGTCTGTATCTTGGAAATTTGTCTGAAATTCCTGACCCAAAACATTGATAGTGAGAATATGCCTGACAAATCTGCACTTTAGAACAAAGCCCAAAAGATCCTCCATTCGAGATTAGCTGCATTCTCAAATTTCCCCAGATGTCAAGTCGACCAGAAACTGAGTCTGAAACTTTTGGAGTGACAGCTGCATAAACAAATTTCAGGATAGGGCTTATCAATGTGTTTTTCACTATAAACAAAGAATTGAACTCTAGTTTTCCTGAAAAATCATTCATAGAACTTTTTTCTTCAGAGATGGCGGCAGAAAAAAGAGGATACAAATACTTTGACATTTTTGACAAGGTCAAAAGGAAGGTTTTTGCCAAAAGACATTGTTTTAACAATTCAGAAGGAGAGTCTGAAACCTTCTTGCAAATGAGAGTGATTAGAGAAGCTGAGTCATCAGAAGAAACTGCTATTGTTGAACTCAATCTATTAGCTTTGAAGGTGGACCTCTCTTGAGAGACTCCATTTATCATCCATTGATAAGCATGCATCACAACTGTGTGCAACAGAGAAGATGTGAAATGTAGAATGCCTTGCATCATATTAGAAAGGTTGTTCATAGATCTTTCTCCTGGTTGAATCAGAGAATTCTTTTTTCCTTTTTCTTTAAATCCCTGAGACTGTCTCTTTAGTTCTTTGATGCCAGGAGAATCAAAATTCTCAACATTTCTCTTTTCCACTCCATGATTAGTTACTGAGTTTGAGTGAAATTGAGATAACATAACTGACGGTAGCAAAAGTCTCTTTTCTGTCACACAATTCAAAATTCTGCAAACAAGGACATGAAAGTCAAAATCTAAAAGGCCTTGAGTCATATTAGCAAAGACAGGCATGACGAATTTCTGACACCAAGTTTTGCAGTCATTTGAATTACTAACAGAGAATAACAAATCATCTGGTCCGGCTTCTGAAGAAACCTTCTTAAAATGAGACTGGAACACAGTCGTCTTTCTTTTCTTTTTTGTCATCATCTCTATCTCAGACATTTCACATATCACTCTTGATGTAGTTTCCAAGAAATTGATTAGAATTCTACTAGCCATATCCAATATGCAAATCTCTCTCGTACCTCCTATTTGTTGTTTTTTAAAAATAGAAACCTTAACTCCATTTTTCTCAACTAACTCTATTATTGTCTTTAGAACTTCAAGAGATCTAACGCTTCCTCTTAAGTGGCCCTTCAAGAGAAACATGACTTGCTCAATTGCTTTCTTCACGTCGTCGTCATAGGTCTTTGTAAGATCTAGCTCTTCAGAAGGTGTTAGACTGGTGGATGCTTTAAATGTAGCGAACTCTAAAAGAATTTTGTCCCACTCTTTGCTAACTCTATCAGTTATTGTTTTCTCAATGTCTAAAACCCCTGATTTATTCAAATATTTCCTAAAAAGATAGGTGCATGATCTAACAAACATTGGGCTGAATTCATGATTTCCAGGAAAAGAACTAGGTTCATTCAAGCCCAAGTCATTTTTGTCTACTTTCTCTAATTTCATTTCCTCAGAAATAATTTTTTCAAAGACTTTGAACATGGCTTGATCTTTATTTAGCTCGTCTTTATTATGGATAACCCCCAGATACGAGAAATTAATAGCATGCTCAAAAGAGGGGCAATCAGTTCCAGTAACCCAGCTCAGCAGACCTTCTATTCTGTCATAGGATAAAGGCACTTCGTTTTCCTCTCCATCCTCTATTCCCTTCTTTTTAGAAATTACAGGGTGAAACTTGGCTGGGTTTGGATTTGTTCCATTCTTGTGATGTGTGTCTAACATTTTTCTCAATATCAAAGCATGGAGTCTAGATCTAGGCATCATTGTTAATTTCTTCCATGCTAGCATGTTGTTTTCTGGATACAAAGAACTTTTAATAGAGTTCATGTAGAAGTATCTGTTTATTTGAAGATCATTTGAAGTGTTTTGTTTCCCTTCTTGATGCACCAAATAAGCCATGGCTAGCTCAGTGCATAGCTCTGGATAAAAAGAAGGGTTTTTTAGAAAGTCGGACATGGTCGTACTTCTTAACTCACAGAAGGTGGCAAGAAGAGAAAACATTTTCTGGAAAGAAAAAGATAGATGAAAAGCTCTGTGTCGATCAAGAGTTTTGAAATCGTAAAAATTCCATGAACCTTCAGACTCAGGCTGACCAAAAGGAAGCTCCAATCTCTTCGTCATACCAGAATGAGCTAAAATTGAGCAAACAAAATTCTTAGATGGAGTCGTGACCTTTAAAATCACAAAAATAGGAAGCTCTGGAACTTTCTTTACTATAAAAGATCCCTTTGCTTTACCATAAGTGTTCTGAGCAGCACAGACTATGACATGTATAATTCTGTCTGTCACTAAGCACATATTCCCAAAAGCAGTCTTCGAGAATTCAACAAAATCTTCTCTAGCCTCAGATCTATATAGCTCGTCTGACGACCTAGCTTGATCGATAAGAATCATAGAGTTCTCGTCGAGGAAACTCTCTCTCTTCTGCTCTAACATCTTCATCAGTCCCTTATTCAGAAACAATTCTATGTCTAAAGTTTCACAAGTTGATGAAAAAATCCCTTTACTCATCACAGATTTTTCTCTTCTCTCTTTTAAATTTTTAATTTTGTAAACACCTCTTTTCTCCAAGGAAGTGATCTCTTCTCTAGAAAGAGAGATTTTAATTAGCCCGTCTTGATGTCTCATTCTTTCTTCTGCATAAGATTCCTGTCCGCCTCTATATTTTTCTTCTAATTTTAAAACTTCCAAAATACAATTCTTTGCCACCTGGAAATTCAGACTTCTATTCGGACAAGACATAATACCTCTTGTGTTAGTTTTATTTATAATTCTACCAGGAGATCTTACGATGACCTCAACATTGTAAAAGCTACAAGGGCTTTTAACTGATTTTGAATCAAAAAACTGAACTCCGCTCTCCCTCCATGTCTTATAAGCCATTTCATAAGTCTTTGTTATTTCTTCCAGAATGACTTTGTCTTCTCTTGACCCTTCTCTCTTGACTTCAAGAGCAGCTCTCATGAAAAGTCTCTCTCTGAGCTGATAAAGATACTTCTCTGAATCTTCATCTGGTCTATAAATGGATCTTATATAGTTTCTATCCATATAAGGAAGATCTTTTTCCACTGGTATGTTTTGAAGTGAAACCCCTCCCACAGTCTTCAGGATTTGGTCAAGCTCAGATTTGTAGTCTTTGACTTTGTCTTTGTCTATTAGCAAATCGACACTAACAACGATCTTTTGTCCTATTTTGAAGTGAGCTAGTATCATTCTATAATCCCCTTCGCTCAAGTTCAAGTTTGTATGAACACTAGTTCTTGTAACTAGAATAACTCCTATTTTAACATCGTATCCTTTGAGATAATAGGAAGGCAAAGAATATTTAGCAAAAGCTTTCTTCAAAATGTTAGATGTTTGTTCAACTCCAGTCATTTGTGATATAGATGTTTTGACTTCAAGGATATAAACTTTATTTCCAGACACCCAGATCATGTCTGGGGTCAATTTAAAAGAATTGTTGTTTCTTGAATCTAGGGAAAACACTTTTTCAAAAGACTTGTCTGGTTCGGAGAAAGCTTTCAAACCAATAAAAAAGGAAAGAACAGAGTTGTGAAGCTCTCTCCCTTCATTGTTGTCTTGAATAACTATGTTTTTCCTATCGATGAAAGATTCGTCTGAAACGTAGGATGATCCAGCAAGATATGAGTCAAACTCTATGGGCTTGATTGATATATAAATTGGTCCTTTCCTGAATGAATTTAGAGATATGTTGAAATTGTGAGCAACAACGTCTACTTTGTCTACAATTCGAAGCTCCTTACCAACCGAGCTAAACATGGAAACTATTTTGGGATCTGGCTTTATTTCTTTGATTGTTTCTGAAGTCTTTCTCATTTTATAAATTGAATGTCTTAAGTTTTATATGAT